ATCTCCACGATATAGCTCCCGGTCCTACATTCTTCACTCTAATCGCTTGCATCAGTTTAGTCCTGCGCTCAAACTGCGCAATGACTTCTCCTGCAAATACTGACATCAGGAAACTACCTGATGTTCCACCTAAATTTACTTGTGCCATAACGCTCATACTCCTTTTTACTAAATAAAATAAAGTAAAATAAAACTTTCCATATTCTAATTTCTTACTAATATCCTAAAAGGAGTTATTCCAGTTATCTCAGTCGTAACCAAGGCCGGAGCTAAAAATAGTTATTAGTATTTGTTAGAAATATATAAATAGCTAAAACAATTAGCTTATAAATTTATATTGGAACGCTTTACTTTTTCTAAAACCCTAGCCCTGAAGGCAGGGTCTGTTTCATATTCTTTTCGCTTTATGTCTGCGAAAAATTCTGTCTTGTCAGCATATTGAGACTCAGCTACATTATTGCCTTGTACATATGTTGGATTACCAGCTTTATATCTTTTATAAAGATTCTTTATATGGTAATCTCGGTCAGTACTTGTAGCTATACCTTTGTTGAATATTTCCTTCTCTTGCTGAGTTAGATTATTTATTGCCCAACCTATCATTTTCTTGTACTCAGATTCCCCACCTACTTTAGAAAAGGATTTCTGTAGGTCTAGCTGGGTTGAGGATTTTACTCCATGGATATATGTATCTATCATTTCTCTAGATACACCATACTTACAAATCTCTTTGTATGCTTGTTCGCTCAATTTCCCGGTAGAAGCGAACTCTTGGCCCCATCTTTCCATATCTTTTGCATCAAACAAACTCTCAGGGTCTACATCAGGAGTGTTGTCAACTACTGGTTCTGTGTTATCTGGTGTAGTTTCTGCTTTAGTTTCGGGGGCATTGGTATTAGTACTAGTATTATTACCAGACTTCATCTTCTCTAAATTAGTGTAGGACTTGACGAGATTCTTGATGTCAACACTACCGTCTTTTTGTATAAACTTGCTGGGGATATCGACTCCTTCAATATTGGTTACTGCATCGCCTTTTTCTACAGGTATTGCTGGTACTTCTGAGGGTTGGAATCGTACTTCTCCTCGTTCTGTTATTTGTTCTACTTCACTCATTCTATTCTAACTCCTTATTTATTTTCTTGTGGCATCATACCACCAAGTTGATTAGATATCATAGCTCCAAAATTATTACCCATGTTCTCACTAAGCTTATTACCTCCAACTTGTGCCATCTGGGACATCAGGGCTTGTTGCTGGGATCGAGCTTCCTCCTCAGCAATTTGTGCATCACTCTTGAGCAGACCACCTGATTCTAAGATACCGCTGTTAGACATTATAAACTTCAATACATTATTAGGTACAACATACTTTTGCATCACTTCTGGGCCTAACAGTTGTGTTAGTAAACCAAATGTCTGTGCTAGATTTGTTACTTGCTCGGCTCTGCCTAAAGACTGGAACCCAGTTGTTATTTGAATTTCCGTATCCGGCGGTAGTTTTGGTATCAAACCTTTACCCATCAAATCATCTGTTATTATTTTTACTAATGGTAGTTGCAAAGAGAAACTAAACTGCGTGTAAATTCCACCAAGTGCTGTCTCTAGTTCTTGTGCAGCAAATCGTATTGCTGTGGCTGTAACATTTTTTGGGTCATCTAAAACAGTACTATTTAGTAAAAACATCTTCCCTAATCTGGCTTCTATCTCTCTTATCTTTGTCATAGCTATAGAGGCATCAGCACCCTTCGCAACTTGCAAGAATGTTATATCACCAGCAGTACCTAACACAAACTCACCATTCTTAGCTCTGTTTATATCTGAAGGCATCGTTGTTCCAGCAGGATTTATAAGACCAATCAATCTGGAACTAGCTAAACAAATTTCTACAACTGACTGTTCTAACTCTTCTAGAGTCTTTAGTTCGCCCAGAATCTCTTCAACTAACCCTCGTCCATATGACTCATTAGGGGATGCATTATACCTAACATGTATAAAAGGTAGATTGTCTTCTGTGTACTCCGCTCTTGTATTTGGTATCTCTTCACCAGCTTCATCTTGCTGTACTAATATAAATTTATCATCATCTCTGTGTACACATGTATATATATATTTTGGATTGCTAGTATCACCAATTTCTATAGAAGTCTTTTCATCATATATCTTATTAGGTCTTATCTCTTGTTTTATAATTATTTGGTCTATACTTCCGTCTCTACTTCTCTTTATTACAAAACTATCTAAAGGAAATAAATCTAATCCCTCTGTTACTTTATTATATCTAAGTAAAACGTTACCACTTATAATAAGATGCTTGAATGCTTCTGATAATATAGATCTATAATTTCTACTATTTACTATACCATGTATATCAGACTCTATAGTCCTTAGATTAGATTCTATTTCTGGTATAACATTTTCCATCTCTCTGAACTGATTTTTTATTTCTAGAGGAATAGATAACTTGAAAAATGGTTGGCTAACAGGGAACAATATAGAAAGAAGTTTAGCTGATAAATGATTCACTCCTAAAGTAGCTATACTATTTCTGGGAGTATCAATGTCACGGTTAGAAGAATATTTATCAGGACCATTTGTATTAGAACTATTGAATAGTCTGGGTAGTGTTATTGCGGCAGACTTATAGGCCCTTACAATATAATTACTTCTATCCTGCTCTAAACTGGAATAAGTATTCTTACCGTGCATAGTTTTTTACCTTTATCAATAATCATCTCTAGGTCTAGAGGAAGGTGAACCTTGACCTTGTAATGGTATTCCTAGTGCAATTGTAGTTACTGTGCTACCTATATCTCGATTCTCTCCTGTATCCTCTATAACTTTCTTTTTCTTCTTTCCCTTTTGCTCCTTCACAGCAGACCGTGAAGTATTAGTAGGTGCAGACATCTCACTTTGTTGAGAAACTGTATATACTGGTGGATTCTTCTTTGGGTCGACTCCGAACCATTTGTCCATAAATTTTGAAAACCATCCCATATTGTTATCTCCTTACTTCACTTTAGAATCATAATCTGTCGGAATTCCTAACGCTGTAGTCTGAATGTCTTGAACTTGCGTTGGCTTCTTTTCTTCGTCGTCCTTCTTCTTTTTTATTTTCTTAGCCTCTAATGGGGCTTTAGCTACGCCTAACGCTGGGGGTTGGGCCGAAGTCATTGATATTGTTGGTGGGGGGGAAGGGCTAGAGAAAAAACACATACGATACCTTTACTTTCTTCGCTATTATTTAGCGAGTTATTTAGATTGAAGATTTAGTAGAGCTTCTAGATGACCTATAACTGACAACACTCCAGAAAAATGATGGACGTCCTCTATTCTAGTAGATCTACTAAGCTGGGGATATGGATATACTTCCTTCAAGTACTTTATCAACTCGACTGTTACTTCGGGAGTTTTCGCTCTTATCTTTTTATTGTCTATATTCATATTACAATTCGTCAGCCATATCTACAGTAGTAAAATCTTTTTTTACTTTGTCATATCCTATAACTAGCAACCGAGTATTGCTTCCTCGTGATATTGCTTTAGCTACATTTATATTACTATGAGATTTTATTTTGTTTACTCTGGCAGAGATGTTGCTCTTACTAGTAATTTGAATGAATTGAATTATATTGTTTTCTGGATGAACAGATACTAGATCTATGAATCCAAACAAGTCTTGTCGAATGCCAGCAAAAGGATTCCATTTCTCTACTGTATCTACTATATACCCTTTACTTACTAATTCTTTTTTCAACGCCACACTGGGAGTAGGACCTTTTACTTTTCTAGGTTTTCGTTTCTCTTTAGGTATCTTAGGAAATATCGGTTGCTGATCCATCTTTATTCTGTTCCTTTCGTTGTTAGCCAAAGTTTTTTTCTGGCGCTCTACTATATAACACTTCTGGCACATACCCTTAGCATAGTGACGACGATCTATATGTCCACAAACTGTATTAGTGTTCTTTTGTTTCATAATTATCCTGTTCTAATTTGTTTCTACAAATACCAGATATATTTTCTAAGTGTATTATTCTATGAACGTTCTCGTACTCATTTTGCCAGCACTCTGTTCGTACAACATCTATCTTTTTATTTATAGAAGTAATTTCTTTTCTTATCTGGTATATCCACCATACCAATCCTAAAATTCCAGTAGCAAATAAATAGATTCCTATATCCATCTGTCATGCTCCTAGTTGATCATCTAACTTTTTTATTCCCCATTTTATTAGTCGGGGTATTACCTTTATTACTAGGGGATATGATATAAATCCTGCTACAAAACCAAATACGTATGCTATCATCTCAGTCATTTTTACTTACCTCGTCTTTCATATTTAGATCACCATCCTTTCCTATATCTACATTTATTACTGTAGGTATAGTGCTAACAGGATAACCTCCCAGAAAATACTGGGGTGGTTTTGTATTGATCGTAATAAAAGGGTACATTGTTCCAAATATAACTGGGTTATATCCCCAGATTCTTTGATCTACTTCTGGTTCTGGTTTAGGTACTTCTTTTGGTAAAGCATAAATCGTCCCATCTGGTGTAATCATTATATTTCCTTCCTATACTTTATTCTTTTATGTACTGGATGTGTTGGTGGCATTACAGTAATAAGATAATCATCAATTGCATTTTGTCTTGCAACTTCAACCTTCCTATTTACTACTTCATGTGGCTCATTATGCTTGTTATGCTGCCAACTCCAACCACATTGCAAATCAACATAACTATAAAGTCTATCTTCTTTTGGCATCTATCTTTACTCCTATTAGTATATAGGGTATAATAGGTTCATTTCAACTTTATTTCTGCTATAGTGCAGCATTTTTTATTACTGTGACTCTCTTGGTTTATTTATATTACTATCACCTTTAGAAGAAATGAATCTATTATGCTCTATATCTCTATTATAGCTAGCTAATAATTCTGGGCTAAGATTATTTTCTTGTAGCCTCTTTTCAAGATATGCTCTATCTTCTTTATCAATCAATATATCTATAACAGGTTCCGAAGTTCTGGATGGATATGTTAGTTTGTCTATTAGGGTAGCATCTTCATCTCTAGCTATCTTTATTTTTTTCTTTTTATAATACCACCTACCTCTACTTCTTGTTCTACCTATCTCTTTATTGGTTGTATACTTTATAATACTTATGATACTAATCAAACTATATTTAGATATAACTACTTTCTTTTCTAGTAAATGTAGTAAAAAGTTTTGGATTGTGTCAGATAACTCCAACTCATTTCTGGGATGACCATTTCTCTTCTTCAATATCTTATACAATATTTTAGTATGAGGTTTTACTTCATTTGGTTTATATTTTATCTTTAGTCTATTGTGATAATTCCAGAGACTTGTACTAAGTTGGTTTATATCTCTATAAGGTCTATCTTTATATATTGACATTTATTTTTTCTTTCTTTACTAGTAAAGTTAGTCATATAAAAAAGGCCCCTTTTATTTATATAAACTCTACCTGAAAAAAAACCAGTAAAAAAAACTAACTTTATCTTATAACCTTATTATAGGGGAAAGCTTGCAAGCTTTCCCCAGTATATTTTTATATATATACTTTACTAAACTAAACTAAACTATATCTATATATATATAGTGTGCATTTTATTTTTTCTTGGGAATTTTTTTTTATTTTTTTTTATTTTTTTTATAAGTATATAAAACCTAAAAAACCTAAACCTATTCCCAGATGTGTGTGATATATAAACTAAAAACCAAGTAGCCGCCGAGCCGCACTGCTCCCCCGACCCGCTGGGATTCCCCCCAACATATATCTATATACCCCTTATAACATACTAAAATGACTCTAGGATCAACGATCTATATAAAATAGGGTAAACAGTCAAGTATATAATATAATCGTTTATAAAGTCAGGATACCCCTTATAAATTCTACCCCCCCATAAATCTATAAAAAAAAATGATAAAAAATCCTAGAAAATCCTAGGAAATACTATATAAGATAGACTATGATAGTAGTGTCAAAGGATATAAGCCACATGGTGTGGTAAGTAGACCAAGACAAACTACAAGGAGAT